CGACTTTGCTTACAATCTTGGCGTGGCCCGGTATCGCGGCAGCACCCTGCGGCGTAAGATTGACGAGCAGGACTGGGAAGGTGCCAAGGAGCAGTTGGCCCTGTGGGTGCGCGGTGGAGGCAAAGTATTGCCCGGTCTGGTCAAGCGTAGAGCCGCAGAGTCGGCACTGCTGGGGTAAACATGCCACTCAAGAAGCTACAACTCAAACCTGGGGTGAATCGTGAAAACACGAGGTACACCACCGAGGGCGGCTGGTATTCCTGCGACAAAGTACGGTTTCGTCAAGGAACGCCTGAGAAAATTGGCGGGTGGCAACAAACAATTAACAATCAATTTCTTGGCGTTTGTAGATCGCTGTGGTCTTGGTCTGCGTTAGATGGCAGTAAGTATGTTGGACTTGGCACAAACCTAAAATACTACATCGCGCTCGCTGGCGGTGGTGCTTACAACGATGTCACGCCAATACGAACGACAGTCAATCCAATGCTGGGGCCAAACCCTCCGGGGACTGGCAACCCTTTTGCGGGCAACGGAACCACGACGGTTACGGTTACTGATGTAGCGCACGGCGGTATCACCGGAGACTTTGTAACTTACACGGGATCAACCGATACGCTTGGCCCTGGCAGCACTTCTCTGTTCAACGCCGAGTACCAAATCACAGTTTTAACGGCTAACACCTACACCATTACTACAAGTGTGTCCGTCTCGGCGGGATCATATGGTGGCGCGGCAGTGGTGGCGGCGTACCAAGTCAATGTGGGCGAAGAGCTTGAAATACCCACCACAGGATGGGGCGGTGGAAGTTGGGGCAGCGGTGGATGGGGGACATACAGTTCTGGTTTTGCTTCACTGCGCGTGTGGAACCACTACAACTTTGGTGAAGACCTGATCTACGGGCCTATCAACGGGCCGATGTACTACTGGGATGCGACAACTGGAACAGGTGTTCGTGGTGTTGCGCTGACATCTTTGTCAGGTGCTTCTGATGTCCCAACAGTTCAGCACTTGCTGATTGTTTCCGATGCTTCACGCTTTGTTCTGGCTTTTGGGTGCAACGACTACGGATCTGTTACTCAAGATCCAATGTTGATCCGGTGGTCAGACCAAGAAAGCGCGGTCAACTGGACGCCCGCAGCCACCAATCAAGCGGGTAGCCTTCGCCTGTCTCATGGCTCTTCAATCCAAGCAGTAGCACAAGTTCGGCAAGAATTTTTGGTTTGGACTGACACCGCTTTGTACTCAATGCAGTACCTCGGTCCCCCGGTAGTCTGGGGCTCTCAGATGCTGGCAGACAACATTTCTATAGTCAGTGATAGGGCCTGGGCAACGGCTGTGGGCGTGACGTACTGGATGGGCGACGAGAAGTTTTACGCCTACGATGGTAGGCTTCAAACGCTTGTATGTGATCTACGGCAGTACATCTTTTCTGACTTCAATTACAACCAACAACAGCAAGTGTTTTGCTCTACAAACGAGCAGTTTACGGAAGTTTGGTGGTTCTACTGCTCAGCGAACTCAACGACCATAGACCGGTACGCAATCTACAACTACGTAGAAAAAGTCTGGTACTACGGCACGATGGGGCGTACCGCTTGGATTGACACGAGCATTGCATCTAATGTCCCGCTGGCGACGGACTACAACGGTAGGCTTCTGTATCACGAAACCGGCGTAGACGACAACGCCACCACCACGACTCAGCCTATTGAGGCGTACATCACATCGTCAGAATTTGACATTGATGACGGGCACAATTTTTCGTTTATCTGGCGCGTGCTTCCGGATGCAAATTTTGTTGGATCAACGACAAACAATCCAACGATGTACTTGACGTTGTTGCCGCTGCAAAACTCAGGCTCTGGATATAACAATCCAGAATCTGTGGCGGGAACCAACATAGGAACCGTGATCCGTTCTACTACCGTTCCTGTGGAGAAATTTACACAGCAGGTAAACACCAGGGTGCGTGGGCGGCAGATGTCCATCAAAGCATCGTCTACCGCTATCGGTACGCAGTGGCAATTAGGTTCTCCACGTATAGACATTCGTCCTGACGGGCGTAAATCGTGACTATCTGGGCAACCATCGTCAAGCGGTTCAAGGCTCCGGCGCTGCCCAAGCCGGAGCAAGACTACAACCGTGCGTACTTTGACGCCTTGGTCAACATCCTGCGCCTGTACTTCAACCAACTAGACAACCTGCTGGAGCAGATCGTGGCGAATACAACAACGCCGGTCCCAATTTCATTCCCCATTAATGCTCTTGATGCTTTTGGGCGGCTGGTTACCACGCAGCCGTACACGCTGTTTGACTCCCAAAACCGCTATGCTATTGACAATCAGTTTGACACCAGCACGGCCACTGGAGGCTCAACAACGTACCTTTCCAACGAGTCATCGGTCCAGCTAAACGTTACTACATCCAGTGGTTCTGAAGTTGTGCGGCAGTCGTTCCGCAGCATGCCGTATCAGCCGGGTAAGGGTCTGACATTCTTTGCGACCTTTGTGATGGGTGCGCCAAAGACAAACCTGCGACAGCGGGTGGGGTACTTCAGCACAAGCAACGGGGTGTTTCTTCAACAGAACAACACGACTGTATCCTTCGTTCTGCGATCAAACTCTTTGCCTACGCCCGGTACGCCTAGCGATGTTCGCACAGTAGACCAAGCCGACTGGAACGTAGATCCAATGGACGGGACTGGCCCAAGCGGGCGCGTACTGGATCTAACCAAGAACCAGATCCTGTACATGGATTTTGAGTGGTTAGGTACGGGCGATGTGCGCTGTGGGTTCTATGTGGACGGTCAGGCACAGATCTGCCACATTTTTCACAACGACAACACGCAGACGTCTGTTTACATGCAGACGGCAATTTTGCCGGTGCGGTACGAAATTACAAACACCGCAGCGACGGCCAGCGCTTCATCCATGAAGCAAATTTGCTCATCTGTGCAAAACATGGGTGGTTACGAGCAAACATCCATTGAGCACGTGGCCCGCAGAACAGCAACGCTGACTGCAATCAGCACGACCTTTGTACCGTTGGTGTCCATCCGGCTGGCTTCGACGGCGCTAAACGCAGTGGTGCTGCCCGTAAAATTTAACGTGATGCCGACCTCAACGGGGGATGACTTTGAGGTTATTCTGGCAAAGAACAGCACAGGGCTGACTGGGGCTTCTTGGGCTGCGGTCGCAAGCGATGCCAACGTGGAGATGGACACTTCTGCCACGGCCATGACGGTAGGCACCATCGTAGATATCCAGTACGTGAAGTCCACCAATCAGTCCAGCGGAACGATCAACCAGCCTGCGGCGTACAACTGGGATCTTCAGTTGGGCTCCTCCTTGACGGGGGCGAGTGATATCTATACGCTGGGCATCCGGGTGCTGTCTGGCTCTTCCGGTGCTGCCATCGGATCTTTGACCTTCTACGACTTGACGCAATGATCCCTCGCCTGCAAACCGAAGAAGAGTTGGAGTCCTTCTACCGGGACGCTGATGCTGGCGGCATAACGTCGTTGTTACCTACTCCTACTCCCACCCCTGCTCCTGTTACCGCTGCTTCCACAACCGACTGGATGTCAAGCGCCCCCACGGGCTGGGGCGGGTTTACTGGCGACGAAAAGATACAGTATTTCAACCAACAGGGAATAACGCCTGAGCAACTAGCGCCTTACGCCACCCCGGAAGAAATCCAGTATTTCTACGACCACATGGGGTACACGGTAGGACGCCCTGCTCCAACTCCTGCTCCAGCACCTGCTCCAGCACCTGCTCCAGCACCTGCCCCTGCGCCTACCGCTGCCGCTACAGCATTTAACCCACTTACTTTTGACTGGGCAAATTATGCGATAAGCCAGGAGAATAGTGTCCTTGGCGGTGCACCTTCCATAATCTTTGACGGCATATCTTACACCCCCATGTTTTACGAACATGGGTCTGGTGAAAACTACTACAGAGATTACTCACAGTTACTTGGAATTATGAAAGCGCCTGTAGGCGCTAAACCGGGTGATATTCTTGAAAACATTGACCCTGTAACTGGTCAGATTACCCAATGGCGAAGTGAGAAAGATCGCGGAATCCTCGGCGGTATATTTCACGACCTTGCTAGTATTGCCACAGATCTTTCTCCTATAATTCTTGCCGCAGTTGGAATACCTGGATCAGGTCTAGCTGCTTCTATTGGCGGCTCACTTGCTACTGCTTTGGGTATCCCTGTGGCAGCAACCGCAGGTGCTGCGGGGCTGACCGCTGCCCAAGTAGCTGCTCTTGGAAGTGCGGCCACGAATGCTGCGCTTACCGCTGCCCAAGGCGGGAGTTTTCAAGACGTTCTAAAAGCAGCGGCGGCAAGTGGGCTTGGCAGTATTGCCGCAGAACAAGTTGCTGCGTTTGCGCAGGCGGCAGGTTCTAATATTGCCGGGCAAATTGGTGGTGCTGCAGGTGATATAGCTGGAAAGGCAGTTCAGGGGGCCATTACCGGTGCGGCGGGAGCATTCCCGAGCGCATTGGCGACCGGGAATTTTGGCAACGTACTATCTGCTGCGGCTACAGGGGCAATTACCACCGGCGCTGCTGGCGCACTACAGTCGGCAGGGCTGTCTACAAAGGATATTGGCGCGGTAATTGGGATCGCTAACGGCCTTAAATCTGGGGACATATCTCAAGTTTTGGCCGGGGCCAACAGCTTTATCAACAGCCCTGAGCTTGGGCTTGCTTCATCCGCAAGTAGGCTTGCTACTGCTATTAACTCTGGTAACCAGTCGGCAATCGCGTCGGCCATGCAAGGGTTTGGCTCTGAGATAGACAAGTACCAGACGGGTAAAACGGTCTCGGCTGCGTATTCTGATCCATCACGATCTAGTGATACACCAACAAATGAAGCTGCGTACCTAAACCAACAAGCATTCTTAGACGCCCTTGTCAACGAAATGCAAGCTAGGGGCGAGACTGAAGTTGCGTATGACAGTGATTCATACCAGCTTGCAGCAAACAACCTAGACGATAGAGGTCGTGCCGCGCTTGCGGAAATGGACCCACGTAACAGACAACGCCTTTTTGATGACTTACAAAGGCAAATTGATGACATGCTGGGTAGAAAAAATCTACCCGCAACGGTACCTTCTAGTTCTTCCACAGATACAGCTACAGGGTCAGGGTCTATAAGAATAGGCGGCGCTACTGCGCCTACTGCGGGCTCTATTTCTATCGGTGTAGCCGACCCCACCGCTGAACGGATGTCAACGGGGTTGATCACTGCGGACCCCGGGCAGAGCTTAGGTACGGCTACTACCACGGCCCCCAGTGCCACCGCACTCCGAAATCTTGTTCGGGGAGGTATGGACGAGTACTCCAACGTATATCCAGGGGCGGGGCTAACCCCCGGAGTAGGAGGGCAAGGATACTTCTCCGGTCCGGGCGCTGCTGTATTCGCATCAGAGATGATGACTCTGATGTCCGACCCGACGTTAACCCCAGAAGAACGAGCATTCTTTACTGCGCAGTTACAGCAAGCGGCAATGAAGCCGGAACTTGTTAGTCAAGTACCGGGGTTGGCTGCGTATAACCCGTATGTAATAGACGATAGTAGGTCGGCAGATGTAGTTGCGCCAACAGTTACTTCCGCCCCGACGGTTACTTCTACCCCAACTTCTTCTGTTCAGCAGATTGTTATTACCGGTAAGCGGTTGACTCCGTACGGATATCTGACCGAACAGGAGATGATGGATATCTACGGGTTTGTGTTCCCGGAAACGCCGATTGCCTTACCTCCTCCGGTAACAACTTCTGCGCCAACGGTTACCTCGTCCGTTATTCCGGTCATCACACCGTCGCTTACTCCGTCGCTCACACCGTCGCTCACCCCGTCGCTCACCCCGTCGCTCACCCCGTCGCTCACCCCGTCGATCACACCTACTAATACCTTCACCTTAAAGACCCCGCCTGTGGTCACGCCTGTGGTCACGCCTGTGGTCACACCGTCGATCACACCTACTAATACCTTCACCTTAAAGACCCCGCCTGTGGTCACGCCTGTGGTCACGCCTGTGGTCACGCCTGTGGTCACACCGTCGATCACACCTACTAATACCTTCACCTTAAAGACCCCGCCTGTGGTCACGCCTGTGG